TGGATGATGTTGCATTTCCAAGTCCAGAACCATCAATTGTAGAACCTACAACTGCAAGTGCAGATGTAGATGAAGATGAGTCACTCTCATACTTCCAAAAACTTGCAAATGATGTGTAAGGATACACAATCCTAAAGTTATTGAATTATAAATATACTATGCACTAATAGGATTGAGGGGACTGGGTTAACACTGAGACCCAGAGAGATATACCAAGTAGGATGGAAGAGGTTTGGGTATACATATCGAGGTAAGATATCAAATGCGGCAGAGGATATCGGTTAGACTGCGGGACTGAGGGGCAGGTTTAACAATTCTAATTTTTCCAAGAGACAAGATAATGAGTAACTGGCATGGTGGCAAAGGTTCTAAGAGAAGAGATTCTAATGAAGAACTATATGGTGATAACTGGGAAAAAATCTTCGGTAAGAAGAAACCAGAGATAAAGTCACGCAAGCATCAACCAGACCATAGTGTAACACGAGTCCATAAGGATAAAACCAAAGTCATTCCAAGACACCAAAAATACAAATCAGAATAGGAGAATAACATCATGAGTTATTCCAAGTACGAGACCTACTCGGTAGGTAAAATTACATTCGCAGATTATGATATCTACAGAACAGAAGATTGTAAGATACAATTAGATTCAGAGTTAACTCTTGATACCTTAACACAAGGTAATTGGAAAGAGGGTGACCACATTCTAGTTGAAGTGGATGATGATTCTTTAGTCACCTTTACTAAGGTTAATGTAGTGTAGAATGGATGTGATGGTTTGCACGACTGTTTCTATGTGCAGTACCAGTTGCAGCAAAGTTCTTTTGTACTCTCATCTGATTTGATGTAGGTACAATTTGTGTCACTACATTATTGACATTTTCTGCTTTACCACCACCTTTTACATCAAAAGTTGCACCAGCAGTAGTTGGACTTGCACCAAAGTTTAGAGTTATATTCTCAAAGTCATCAATTTGTTTGACAAATGATTTTAGTTTACTAGAATCTAAGTCTTCAAGACCAGCTGATATACTGTTAACACCAGCACCTAAAGCAACCATATTTGAACCCAGATGAGGGTCTACGAATTTGATTTTTGCAAGGGATGCTAATTGGTCAACACCAGACTCACCAAATAAACTCTTAAGTAATCCATCTTTATTCTCTGGTAATTCAAAGTCTGCCATTGCCTCTTTGATTTTGGTTATGTTATCTACAAAGGTATCTGTTTCCATGTCCATGAATGGTTTAACTGCACTTGCAAATCCAGCAACATCTTGACCCATATCAGTAAATGGTGTTGCATCACCTTTAAACCAAGATAAGAATCCAGCAAAAGAACTTTGCATAGATGCACCAAATAACATATCGACACTATTATTGAACTTTTCAGTATCAATGTCCATGAATCCACTACCATTGATTGCATTTGCAAATCCAGCTGCATCTTCACCTAGTTTTGTATATACATTTGAATCGCCAGGTAATAGGTCTATCAATCCAGCAATTGAATTAAGGACAGATGCACCAGCCAACGCTGCAAGACCAGCTGCAACCTTAACCATGTCTATCTTTTCCATCCTCTCAAGGGAGTCATTTGCACCAGTTTCTTCAAACGATGCAATCCCATTTGCAAATCCCTTCATCAATGCACCAATAGCTGCACCAGCACCTAATCCAACCAATGCAATAAAGCCTGCAACACCAGCACCTAATAAAAGTAGACCCGCAGCTGCAAGTGCAGATGCAGTCACAAATGCTGTCATCGTCGCAGGATTAAATATTGGTGCAGTTGCACCTAGTGCTGCAGCTCCAGCAGCAGCTTCAAACAATCCACCATCACCTTCACCTTTTTCACCTTTATCAACATCTGGTTCATTGAGTCCACCAGTTAAACTTGATTGAGGAGCAATGAATGCTTTTGCATCTCTTCTTAAGTTATCCTCTAACTCTTTGTTCTGCATTTTGTTAGAGTCTGCATTTTGCTTTTCTACCTTCTTCTGGTGTTTTCGGTCTAATTTTCTTTCCCTTCTCCAGATAATGAAGTTTGCAATTTGTTTCTTGATTAAATTACCAGCAAATTTTGCTATAGTACCAAGGAATGGTAGGTTTTGTAATGCACCAGCAGCAGGCCCTAGGAATGCAGTAACTTTATCAAAGTCACCTCTTAAGTCTGCACCAAGGCCTTGCCATGGTTTATTAAGTGCCGATTCTTTGTCACGATTTTGTTCTAATAACTTTTCAACCCAATCTTTCGAAAAGAACATAAGACCTTTTTCCATTGAAGAAAGATTCCTACCAAACTTACGCATGTTAATCATATTCTCTTCATCATATTGGAGTTGCTTGAGAATAGTGCTATCCCTTGCAGTTAACCCACCAAACTCTTCTTGTAAATCTGTCAGTCTTTTTTGTTCTTCTTGATTTGCTTTCAACATCTTATTGGCAGATATTCTTAGGTCTGCATCATCCTCAGAATAACCAAGTTGCATTAACCCAAGTTTATTTTGTAATGCTTCCTCATCTTCGGTTGATGCACCACCTTCTTTCAGTGCTTGCTTAAAAGCTTTAACAGTATCCATAGAAGATTGAGATTTGGTCTCAGCAACCAAAGTATCCATCTTAACACTAAGTGTTTCTAACCACTTAGCTTGGAGTTCCATTGTTTCTTGTTGAGCTTTCTTTTCGCTATCTGTTAGTTCTGCCATAGTAGTATTTATCTATTTTTCTGCGTTAGTTGAATGTTCTTTAGCTGCACTATTAACATATAGTCCAAACCATGCTGCTCCAGCACCTACCAGAATACTGATAAGACCAGATTGTTCCATTGAAGGTTCTGGTAATTCCATGAACCAAATAGCTGCATAGTACACCAAGAATATGTAAACACTTAAGAATGCACGAGGCCATATTCTCCATGCGTCAACTGTTCTTGCAAGGTGTACCCACTTTTGCCAAGGGTTCACTGTATCGTTTGCTTTAAGGTCTCGTATCTCATCTTTAAGGGCACCATTCTCTTGAATCATCTCCATAAACTTCGATAAGTCCATTTCGACTTCGTTTCGACTCATGTCTCCACCAAATCTATCTCTATTGTCACTCATAATACTCTCCTATTATTTATTTTGAGCCTGTTTAGATTGCAACTCTTGGTCTTCAAGGTGTTGCAATAGTAAGGAAATGTATATTTCCCTTTCCCATGGATACATCGAGTCCAATTCTGTTAATGACCAACCATGATGTTGGATTAACCCAAAGTTAGTTTGTATGTAGTTTGCTAGTGTCTCATGAGAAAGGGCTATACGAAAAAATTCTGTAACCCTTCTAGTGTTTGTTGTTGTCTTAAACTACACTCTTCACACTCGTAATCTACTTTATATACCATCTTTGGAACTGAACCAAACCAATCCATCATAATATTGAACTGGTCAATTTGAAGATTGTCAACGAAGTCATTTACTTCTTTGGCGGTAAATTCATGAATTTCATGAACTTCTTCACCATCAAATACTTGAATAATACATCTATTCAAGACTTCAAAAAGATTGTTGGTCACATGACCTTCACCTTCAGCATCTGCATATATCTCTTGCATATCAGTGTAACTTGGAAACCTTAAAACTACACCAACATCATCTGTTAGCATAACTCTATTGTCTCTTAGTTCACCTTCAATCTCCATCTTATCAAACTCAATCTCAATTGGGGTATGTCCATCACAACTTTGTTTCTTACATCCCAATCTTATTTGAGTAGTTTCACCTACAGATTTCATTCTTATTTGTACAAATAACCATTCTAAATCTGTATTGGATAAGTCTTCTACTTGCCAGTTATCAGCTTGGAGTTCTGCACACGACTCTATCAATCCTATCAATGAATTGGCAATCCCTTTCGTTTGCCCCTCTTCTAATGCTTGTAACAAAATCTTTTGTTCCTTCACATTAAAAGGTCTATACTTCACTTCTATTTGTGATATCGGTAGTGTACCAAAGTACTCCACTGAATTTAATTTAGGTAATCCCATAATATACTCCTATTTCAATATTAGCCGAAGACTGCATCCTCAACTTTTCTTCTTACCTTATTCTCTAGTTTACTTATGTGTTTATCCATAAACCCAGTAATTAAACCATCTTGTTTTGAGTTCAAGAACTCACTTTCCCAGAATCTATAACGAAACTGAGCATTAAACTTTTGTACTTCTGAATTTGCATAACCAAAATTGACAACACCTAATTGCACTGGAAATGCATCGGTCATTATACATCTATAATTGACACCATCTGTATTATCTAATGCTTCTAGATATATCAGTCCAGTATAATCATCATGGTATCTACTATGGAAATTTTGACTAGAACCACCATTCATAGTACTCATCCATAACTCAATCAACTCTCTATCTTCCATATCGTTGGTTAAATAGAAAGAACAATCAAATGCATCGTATTGTGGTTTATGTACTATTGCTCTCTTCGGGCCATACTCTGAATCTTCTACTGCAAAGAATCCTTTGCCAGGCAAAGCTGCAGTTTCACATCTAATTCCTCTTATTGCAAGTCCACTGTTCTTACCACCAGTACCAAAGAAAGATACATTGTATCTATTTGCTCTTTGTAGATTGTCTATCTGTGCTTTAAATCTATCTATTCTCATGCCATTTTTTTCCTACTTTCTTTCCAGACTGCTTGCATACTGGATTTCTTAAATGATTCTATTGGTAAGAATATTGCAATTTCCCAGTCTGCACTGTCTACTTTTGCAAATCCACTTCTTACATGGGTTGAGAGGTAATGTTTATAACATGCCTTGTAGTAAGGTTTACCCTTTATACTCTTAAGTAAATCGTATGTTAATCTAAATCTTGTTGTCTCATCAAATTTATCGTTATTTGTCCTATCATACAATGCGTCTAAAAATTGTGCTCGTAATGAGTGTGGTAGATAGTGTAGATTCAATCCATAAAATCCACCTTTAGCAGGTTCTACTGGTATACACAAGGGAAACCTATCATAATAAGGTAGTGTCTTCTTGTGTTTAGGGTCGTACATGTACATATACATGTCACCAAATATTTGTCTCTTTCTTTTCTTTGCATCCCTTAGTAGTTCTTGTCTACTTACACCTTTTATTTGAGATACACGAGTACGAAACCATCTCATGGATTCTTGGGTTCTTGCTTGAATACCACCACGAAATGCTTCTCGTTCTAATTTGTCAAATAGTTTACCTGCCATGATAGTATTTAGGTCATTTTACAAGGTGGTCTTCGGTAATTATTCTAAATTTATAACCTCTATCCTTACAGTACTCTTCTGCAGCTTCCCATTTCAGTTGATTGATACCATAGGTTCGTGCTTCTTTCAAGTATCTACCATAAGGTTTGTTTTTCTTGGTGGGTTTCTTGGTTTGTCTTTTAGGTTTGACCTCAATAATCTCTACAATCATTTCATTCCTTGCATTTCTATATTTTATTTTGAAGTCTGGGAAGTAACGATGGATTTTACCATCTAATCCACGATAAGGTATTATGACCTCTTCACTTGACCATTCAAGTATATAAGGGTTCTTATCACAATATTTCATGAATCTTAATTCCCACATAGAACGATACACAACCTTGGTGGGGTCACCTTTATACTTTTTATACTGTTTTGGTTTGAATCTTCCCTTGTAACTCATATAAATACTCTATACATAACTAAATCTATAGAGAGTATTTATATGAAATTTTTCAAGAATCTAAAAGAGTCTATATTGGGGTCAATTAAGGAAGACCTCAATTCTGCACTAGGTGGTAAACAAGCATTATTCAACTCCAAGATATCTGGTGCATTAGATGACTTGATTGCAATGAAGACTGGTATTAACATATCCAATGTTCCATCTAAAATAACAGAAGAGGCTGCACTAGCAGGAGAGGCTAGAAGGTTAAAGATAAAAATGCCTAATTCAGATGCTGGTTCCAAAGATGCAAAAGGGGCTCCTAAAGAAAGAGCAATGATGAAGTTTCCAACATCTAATAATAGATTCATTGATAACTGGGTTATATTCAGAACACTACCTAGAGTAATAGAAGGTGAGCATATGACTGGTACTCTATATTCAGATACAGGTTCATCTCATGGTGGTAGTGTTGTTACAGGTACTAATGGGAAGAAGGGTAAGAGTGAAAAATCAACCTTCCAGAATAAAGATGTGACTATTGCATTATATTTCCCTAACAATGTTAAGGATACTGTTCAAGTTGACTACGATGTAAAAGAGGTAGGACTAGGAGATGCTGCTGTAAATGACCTAATGAATTGGGACTGGCCAGACATGGGTGATATATTCGGTGAAATGACAGAAGGAATGAAACAGAGTATGGTTGCAATGAGGTCAATGGAAGAAGGTATTGCAACAGGTAACCCTAAGTTTTTAGGATATCAAGGTGTTACAATGAGAGAACATCAATATACCTTTAATTTAAACCCATATAACGAATCAGATTCAAAAGAAATAACAGAAATAATCCATTGGTTTAAGTTAATGGCCTTACCTATGTCATCACAAAAGAACCCTAGAATCATGATATTACCACCAGAATGGGAAATCAATTTCATGGGGCCTATATTAGGACATATAGAACATCCACAAAACTGTTTCCTTGCATCTGTAGATGTAGACTATTCTGGTGGAAAGGATATGTCATTCATTGAGAGTGCTGGTGCAGAAGCAAGAGATAGAAAGTCTATTAGAGAAGAAATAGAGGCAGGAAGAGCATCAGATGATAACTTCGATGAGAGTGGTGTAAATAAAGCTAAGAACCATAGAGTACAACATTATCCTAATGGAGTCATAATGACCCTTACATTTAAAGAGATATTGAACCTAGATAGACTTAGATATGTCGGTAGAGTAAGTGCAAAAGCAGAGGGTGCAAGACAACATGTTCTTGATGAAATACAAGACTTTGAATATAATAATCACAATAGTGATTCAACAATGGAGACTACTGAATATAAAACAGATAGTGAGGAAGAATTCAGAAAACTCTATAGAGAGAAGTATGGTGTAGAACCAACTGATAGAGATGTAAGAAGGGCAAGAAGAAAAGGTTCTTATATGACTGCTTTGCCTGGTGGTGGCCCCATGGGAAATCTGACACATCATGTTGGGTATAAGTTCGAACACGATTCCCCAATACCAAATAGAAACAATTATACAGGCAATCAGACAAGTAGTCAGTCTGGTGGAGATTAAGACATGGCAGAGCAATATTTTAAACACTATCCAAGTATGGATTTTGACCTTAAAAACGATGGTAATTTAATTAAAGCAAAAGATATATTCAGAAGTATACGAATACAATCAAATGCAATAGAGGGTGTCGCAGGATACGAATATTACTATGTACAAGACCAAGATAGACCAGATGTAACTGCAACTAAACTGTATGGAGATGCAACTTTATACTGGTTATTCTGGATGGTTAATGAAGAACTTGCAGTACATAGTGACTGGCCAAAGTCTCAAAGAGTACTAGAGAGATATATTGCAAGAAAATATTCAGGCAAAGCACTCGTCAGTTCGGCACAAGGAGATATAGTACTATCAAATACATCTAAATTTCTCCAAGGGGAAAAGGTAGTAGGTTCTACCAGTTCGGCATTTGGATATGTCACCAAGATAGACCCTACCAATAAACAAATCATATTAAACGATATACAGGGAGTATTCGTTAATGGTGAAACTGTCACAGGCTCCAAGTCGGACAAGAGTTTTACTCTCAGTTCGGTTCGGAATTTCCAAGACTCACCTCATCACTATACAGATTCAGAGGGTAATAAAACCACTATTTCAACGAGTAATACAGCAGTTTCCAATAACGACTATGAGCAAGAACATAACGATTCCAAGAGAACTATCAAGTATATCAAACCACGATATATACCACAACTCATCAGAGAATTCAAGAGTTTCATAAGAGCATAATATGGGTCAAGCAATAGGGTTAAATAAACCTAATTCTTATAGGTTAATAGCAGTTACCATCAGTAACAATGAAGGTAGTTCATGGGATGTAAGTAATCTCGTAGACTCCTTTGAGATTAATGAGAGTATATATCAGATGTTCCTTACAGGTTCTATATCAATATTTGATAATATGAACATATTTGCAAGGGTTAATTTCACTGGACAAGAATATATTCGAATACATTTTGCTGGTATACAGGGTAATGAAGAAGAAGTACCAGAAGACGAACATATAAATCAAGTGTTTCGTATATTTAATGTCTCTAATTACCTTAGAGATACCTCTGAGAACCTATCACATGTCATGTATAAGTTAGATTTATGCTCTCCTCTACTCTATGAAGCAAAGACTAAGAGACTCTCTAGGATGTATAGAGGGAAGTCTGGGGATATATTGAATAAAATATGTAAGGAAGAATTAAATTTTATTGAGCAAGAAAGTGGTTCTGAACCCCTTACAGCTGGGGGGAAGGAACTCGGTAACTTCTTCTCTGTATTCGATAGTGATGTGGGAGAGGTATCTGGGTTTCTAGCACCTAATTGGAGTGTGCATAGGGTCTTAGAGCATCTGAGAGACTCCACCTCAGACGATTCTAATCAACCTTATGGCAATTCTTACTACTTCTATCAGACTGCTATTGATGGTTTTAGGTTCTGTAACATAGATACCATGCAGAACATAGTGTATCTGGATGGTGGAGTAGAGTTTGCACCAAGGGATTCAGGCGCAGAGCTCCCAGAAAACTACGATGATGAGGTAGGTGTGGGTAATGACATCCTCTCCTACAACAAAGTGGACTCTTTTGACACTCTCTTAGGTCACCAAGATGCACTTTATGCTGGTAAGATAGTATCTTATGACACAATCTCCAAGCAAATCACCTATATTGATAGTCAATTTACGCAACAATTCGAGATTGGAGAGGATGGTACTTATAAAAAGGAGCTTCTGTCAGTGGCCCCTAGCTTCAGAGTGGGTGCAGAGGGTATCAGAGTACCAGATGATGGTGGTGCAGAGGGAGAAGTAATGCCACCCGCTCCTATCGCGGTGCATGGAGACCCTATTATAGAACGATTTGGAGCTGCTGTCAACTTTAATTACAATCAGAGTAGTGCATTCAGTAACAAGATAGAGACAGCAGGTGGTAGTTTATCCTCTGGTGGTACACATACAGTATACAATAGAGCAAGAGTAGAGAGACTCTTTGAGCTCAATAGAATAAATATACAACTATCTGGTAGAACTAATATATCTGCTGGTATGATTATACAGGTAGACATACCTATGCCCACACAGATAGGTGGTGAGCATGATGAGATACAACATAATGGTAGGTTATTGATAGAAGGTATTACTTGGAAGGGTAATAGAGATGGCTTAGAGACGCAGCTCAGCTGTACCACAGATGGATTCCAAGTCAATCCAGATACTTGGGAAGGATTAGGACTATCACAACAATATTAATTCTCTGAGACCTGCTAGCCACAGTGCTATGGGACTCCTAGAATAAAAAAGCAGGGGCTATGCAACCCCATATAATATGTTGGGAAGTTTTATTAGAAAAAGTAAGCTTCCTATGGTGGGACTCCTAGACCTTTTATGGGACTCCTAAATATTAAATAAGAAATGGAGAATGTATGATAAAAAATATTCTACACTCACATAAGAAGATGATGTTCACCTTCTTGGATGTGACAGACATGGATGAATATGGATTAGCATGGTTTTGTTTTTTAAAGGGTGCATTATTTACTGCACTATTAGTATGGTTATTTTAAATGACTAATTGGTTATATAATAAATTAGTACCACATGCTCTAAGGTTTAGAGAGTGGTCAGAAGGAAAGACTTGGATAAAGATACCTTTATTCATATTAATACTATGGATGTTAGGGTTTGCTAATCCCTATTGGTGTGTATATCCAGTCTGTTGGATACAATAAATTATGATTAGAACTTTATTAGGTACAAAGATACATGGTTGTATCTGTACCGATGTAGATTTAGACTATGAGGGTAGTATTCTCATAGATGAAGACTGGATGGATGAGGTGGGACTCCTTATTCATGAACAGGTTGATGTATATAATAAAACAAATGGTAACCGACATACAACTTATGTCCTACCATTACCTAGAGGGTCTAATGAGGTATCAGTCAATGGTGCTGGTGCTCATTTGACCGACATAGGTGATGAACTTATTATTTGTTCTTATATACAATTGGATGAGAGTAACGAGACACTTCCTCTCAATCATACTCCGAAGATTAAGATTATAGACCCCAAAGACCGACTTTATAGAGAGTTGCTGGGACTTGATGGGAGTTCAGAGAAGTTAAGGAAACATATAGATGGATAGTATTGTACTGGTTTTCCATATGGTAATATTAATACCTATGGTTTATTTCATATGGAAAGATGGTTATAATAAAGGATTAAAACATGGCAGAGTTCGCAGGATTAAAGAATAATTTCTACACAGGTGTCGTAGAAGACCGACATGACCCATTATCTTTGGGTCGTGTGAGAGTTCGTGTCTATGGACTTCACACAGACGACAAATCCCTAATACCGACTCCAGATTTACCTTGGAGTGATGTTCTTATGCCTGTAACCTCTCCTTCTCTTTCTGGACTGGGATTATCTCCTCATGGACTTGTAGAAGGTTCTACAGTCATGGGAATGTACCGAGATGAGTCTGGAATGCAAGATTTCGTGGTTTTGGGTTCATTATTTGGAAAACCCAGTGATAAATGGAAGATTCCGAACAATAAAGTGGATAATGCAGTCACAAGGAGTGCAGATGAGGGTTTTAACGACCCTAGAAGGGATTCTAAAGGCGATTATGCAGAAAGTCTTGATAAACCCCAGAATGGTCGCAACTTTACTCTTACAGGGGCTCTAGACACAGCACCTCTGGGAAGACCGACTCTTACTACTGTTACTCCAGTGGATGGTTCTGGTACAACCATTGAAAATAATGACAAAGGTGAAAGGTATCCAAGGGACTCCTACACCAAAGATTCAAAGTCCGATGTAAATGAAAATGCAATCATTGGGTCTTCTGCAACCTATCCCAATGATATTATATTAAAACACGAAGGTACATCTGTTAAAGAACCGACTCGACAAAGTATATCTCCAGCATATCCTTATAATCATATGATTGAATCTGAGAGTGGACATATATTAGAGATGGATGACACTCCTAATGCAGAAAGGTTGCACTTATATCACAGGTCTGGTAGTAGAATAGAGTTCCTACGAGATGGTGATATGACTCTTAAGGTTGCAAATAATAATTACGAAATAATATTAAAAGATAAGAAAGTATTAATTGCTGGTAGTGCCGATATTGAATTGTCTAATGGTAATTATAATATTAATGCATATAAAGGTAAGACAGAGGATGGTGGAAATATTACATTTAATTCTCATGGTGGACATATTACAATTAATGCAACCGATGGTGAGAAAGCAATTAGATTAAAAGGTAAAGTATCTATTAATGGAAGTGCTTACGATGAATCCTAAAGAATATTTAGATTATATTGGTTCATGGTTAAGATGGTATTATAATGTCTGAAGCACAAACACCAGTTGCAATTGAATGTCCTCAAGTTGTTATTCCTAGTGCAGATGACCTAGAAAAAATAATAATACAAATAGGGAATCAATATGGTTGGGAATATATTCAACCTATTGAAGAATTATTAGGTGCGTTTCCTTTATCTCATACATGGAATAAAGTTAATCTAGATATTCCAGAATTAGAATGGGAAGGAAAGATACAATGTATTATAGAAGAATTTAAATTATATCCTATAGTAAAAATATGTGAGTTCCTATCTATCCCATTAAAAATTCCAGTACCACCTTTTGGTATTACAGTTGATTGTCAAAGATTATTTACAGAGCCTGGATATAAAGCAGAACTATTAAAAGAATTAGAAGAGTCTGTTGACATCTCTAAAATAATGGATGGTTGGAACTTAGAACAATGGGATGGAACAAATGGTATTGATGTACCAGATATTAAATTATCCCAAGCTTGGAAAGAATTAGTAGAAGAAATAAAAACTATATTATCGAAATCAATGTTTCTTGGTATAGGAGAAATTCTTGGTAAGTCACCAGTAAAAGAAATAGTAGAGTTATTACCAGACCCTATAGGATTCCTACTTGAACTTGTTATTTCTGTTCCTAAAGGTGGATATGACTTTGACTCAGAAAAATTATTTAAGTCCTTACAGAAACAAGCAGAAGAAGCGGGTGAAGACTTTAAAGAAATGTTACTTGAGTTTGAAATACCTTTTGTTTCCGAAGTACCTTCTATTCTAGGACTTGAAGATGTATTACCTAAAACCATAGGTGATTTAATTGACTTAGATGTAAGTGGTGAATTTAAAGAAATAGATTTTCCTAATTGGGATACACAGAAAATAAAAAATAAGTTTGATTCATTTATAAAAGACTTACCTCAAATATTACTTGAAGCATGTCTAGAAAAACTTACTAAACTAATATCATTCCTTATTCCATCATCGATTCCGATTCCATTTACTCTATGTACATTCCTAACTGCAATTGGTTTTCCAAAAGAGATATCAATTGATAATCTAGTACTAGAAGGGACATAAATAATAGTATGAGTCAGAATTATCTAAAAAACAAAAGTAAAATTACTGCAAGAAGATGGTACACTGATATTGATTTAAATATCACACCTCATCCTTCTTCTGGTGACTTAGTTTTAAAGCAAGATATAGATGCAGTTAAAAGGTCAATAAGAAATATCATGTTAACTAACAATTATGAGAGACCTTTCAAACCAAACTTTGGTGCAAATCTTAGGGGACTCCTATTTGAACTTGCAGATGACTTAACAAAGTTTGAAATAAGGTCACAGATAATTGAAGCAATAACTCAATTAGAACCTAGAGTTTCTATTGAAGAGATATATTTAAACAATTCAAGGGCAAACACAATGCATGTTAACTTGCATTATGGAATCAGAGGTGTACAAGAACCTCAAGAAATAGAAGTTATACTACAGAGAATACGATAATGGCAACAGTAAAAAGTTCACAAGTCAATATTACCGATTTAGATTTCGATGATATTGCATCCAATTTAAAAGAATATCTTAAAGGTCAGACGACTCTTAAAGACTACAACTTTGAAGGTAGTAATATTAGTTTACTCATAGACCTTCTTGCATACAGTTCACATGTGTCCGCGTTTAATGCAAATATGGTTGCGTCTGAATTGTTTTTAGACACTGCACAAATAAGAAAGAATGTAGTATCTCGTGCAAAAGAGATTGGTTATACTCCTACTAGTGCAACTGCTTCTTCATCAATAGTTGACTTAACAGTGAACAATCCTTTGATTGGTGGAAATACACCTTCATCATTAACTCTTAATAGAGGACATAAATTTAAAACAACTTATGATGGATTCGTATTCCCATATGTATTATTAGAAACAAAAACAATTAGTCCATTAAATGGTATCTTTAAATTTGAAGACCTTAAGTTATCTCAAGGGACAATGAACTCAGATATCTTTGCATATAATGGTCAGATACAAAATCAAAGATTTCCATTAACAGAAAGTTTAGTAGACACTACAAGTGTTACAGTTACAATATCATCTACTGGTGGTTCAACTTCTGCGTGGACACAATCAACTGATATTAGTTCAGTGGACAAAGATAGTAAAGTATGGTATGTTCAAGAGAATGACCAAGGTCTCTTTGAAATATATTTTGGTGATGGTGTTATTAGTGCAGAACCTTTAGATGGAGATACAATTACAATCTCATACTTGGTAACAAACGAAACACATACAGAAGGTGCAAGTATATTTACAATGACTGATGCAATAGCAGGAAATTCAGATGTAACTATTACATCTAAAGAGGCATCCTCTGGTGGTAAAGATAAAGAAGGAATTGAATCAATTAGATTTGCAGCCTCCAAGTTCTATACCTCACAAAACAGATTAGTAACAGTAGACGATTACAAATCTAAACTACAAACTTTATATCCAGGCGCAGATTCAATTGCAGTCTGGGGTGGAGAAGATAACAACCCACCACAATATGGAAAGATATTTATTTCTATTAAACCTTCTCAGAATGTAAACAAACTAACAAGTTCAGAAAAGGTTTTGTTAAGAGATAAGTTGCGTTCATTAAATATGTTAACAGTCAGACCAGAGTTGGTTGATGCAAATATAATTGATATTATAATTGATTGTAACTTTAAATTCAATCCTCGTGCAACAACTAAAACTGCATCTGAATTAGAAACATTAGTAAGGGCTGCAATCGTTACACACGACAGTACTTACTTAAGTGGTTTTGATAGTATCTTTAGGCACTCAGTTCTAACATCAGATATAGACAGTGCAGAATCTTCGATTCTTTCGAACATTACAACTATCAAACTTCGTAAGTCAATTTCACCTACATTAAGTCAGTCATTAGGATATACTGTAGAGTTTGGAAGTGGTAATTCATTCCATAGTCCTAATGTAGGATACAATAAAGCAAATGGTGGTATAACTACCACAACAGGATTTAAAGTATCTGGGTATACAGATACATACTACTTTGATGATGATGGAGAAGGTAATCTCCGAAGATATTCATTTAGTGGTTCAACAAGAGTCTATGCAGATACTCAAGCAGGAACTGTAGACTATACAAATGGTAAAATAACTGTAAATGGAATAAACATAATAGAGACATCTAATACAGATGATACTATTTACTTTACAGTAATTCCGAATTCATATGATGCAGTTGCATACAGAAGTAATCTTCTAGATATCAACACATCATTGATAAGTGCAACTGGAGTCGCAGACTCTATTGCATCTGGTGATACGAGTGCTGGGGTTGGATATACATCCTCTTCTAGTTACTCCTAAACTATGATTCATGTATATGCATGAAGTAGAATTCCCACAATTATGTGGGTTTATAATAATGCTAAATTAGAGAGGAACTAAAAATGGCAGATAAGAAAGTAACAGCATTGTCCGATTTAGGGACAGGCATCGCAGGTGAAGACTTGCTTCATGTTATTGACGACCCTTCTGGAACTCCAGTAAACAAAAAGGTGTCAGTCAGTAATGTTTTAAATAACCTTCCAGACTACCTTGGATTTGCACAATCAGCAGAGGCTGTAACATACAGTTCAAACGCTGCAACTGCAACAATAGGTAAGTATGCTCACTTTATCACAGGTAGCTCAAGTGGAACTAGAGATATCCTTACATTAGGAAATGGTTCTACAGGACAAATCAAATGGTTTGTGTTTGCAGTAGATAATGCCAAGGACACTCGTGTGACTCCTTCTGGTACATTTACTGGTGGTTCATATGTTGAACTTAACACAGCTGGTGACACTGTATGCATGCTATACACAGGTTCAACTTATGGTTGGGTCGTGATAGGTGGTCACAACTACACTGTTGCATAAGGATAATTAAATGCCAATTCTCAATGATAGGTTAGTAGACCAACTTGATGAACTCCTACCAGAGTACATTAGTGAGGAAGGACAAGGACTCAAAAAGTTCTTGTCTGCATACTTTGACTTTCTTGAGAAAGGTATTCTTATTCATAAACAGGGTACAGACCTTGACCAAATAGGTTTAGAAGATGGAGAGGGTTCAGTTTTACAAGAGACTGCAACCTTCTCTCCATCACCTTTAGACAGTGCAAGGTTTATATACGAACAAGATTCTCTTGGACAGTCACAAACTGGTTCTTGGGAAATAGGTGAATATGTGGTTGGTTCAACATCTGGTGCAACTGCAAGAATCGATGTTATAGGAAGTACAACTAATAAACTATACATTGAAATATTTACCGAAGCACAATTTTTACCAGATGAAACAATCGTTGGTCAGAATAGTGGATACACTGCAAAGGTTGATGCCTTTGAAGGTGGTGCATTATTCGCTGCAAACAATCTGTTAGACTATGCAGATGTAGATAAGACAACAGGAGACTTTTTGGAATACTTCCGAAAAGACTTCATGCCTTCGATTGATACAAAGATACTTGCAGATAAGAGATTACTTGCAAAACATATTAATAGCATCTATCTTGCAAAAGGTAGTATGGCATCATACGATTTTCTTTTTAGGGTTCTCTACAATGAAGACATAGATATTATATATCCTAAAGACCAAATGATTGCACCATCTGATTCTAAATGGTCAGAGTATACAGTTCTTAATTTATATTCTACAAAGAATTTATTAGAATATGAAAAAGGAAAGATAGTAAAAAAAGATGGTGACCAAAATATAATAACTGAGATTCAAGCAGATACTATTTCTAGACTGGAAATGTCTGGAGAAACCGAAAACATTTACCGAGTGGTAATCATGGAGCCATACATTGGTTCATTAAGTATTGGTGATTCAGTAGAACTACAATCAAGAGAAAGTAGTTTAAAATTCCATGAGGCAACAGTAAGAGGAATTATATCAGACCTTGATAAAGAAGAAGGTAATGTTTTAGTTGCAATGGAAAATGAAACAGGATTTGTTTCAACCGAATCAGACAATACAGAAGGATTCCATTTAGAAAACGAAGAAGCAGGAGATATAATTCTATTAGAGAGTGCAACACAATCAGACAATACTCTAAATGAAGTTCATGGTAAAACTCCGATATTAGTTTTAGAGACAGTAAACACCACAAGTACAACAGCAGTGATTGGTGGTGCATTAAAAGATGAAGAGATTTCAATAGGTTCATTATATACTCCATCAGAAAATGTACAAGTTAATATACCACAATCAGAACTTGGTGTGGGTAAGGAAGCAAGAACAATAGTTGGTCAAGTTAATGATGGTAAAGTAGAAAAGATTATTGTAGACCCAAGTAATAGAGGAACAGGATATAGTGATGGTGACCTAGTTGTATTTGATAATAGAGCAACTGGTGGTACACTTGGAATGGGTGAAGTAACATCTACTTCTGGAGACATGCTTTTAGAATCTGGAACTACATTTGGTTCATTTGAGTTTATTGCAACTGCTGGACAAACTACATTCACTGGAAGAGACAGATATAATAACATTTTAGTTTATGACCCAGAGAAAGTTATGGTCAGAGTTAAGAGGGCAAATGTATCACAAACAATTGCAGCTCAAGGTGGTGGTGTTCCATTTACAGTATTCGAAGAAGTTAAAGGAGTTGCAAATGTAGGACTCAATGGTACATCAATTGTATTCACAGGAACTTATGCAAACGCTTCTCATGCAAATTATGTAGGTGGTGCTAATACTATTATAGAAGTGTTTGCAGAACCAGAAGAAACAACTTTGATTCTGGAAGATGGATTACAGGTTACTGGAGAAAACAAAATTATTTACGACCAGTCTGGTGCAAATCCAACTGGTGCAATTTCAAAGGTTAGAGTTAAAACAAGTGGTGTAGGATATACATCATTACCTAAAATATACCCAGGCGGTGAAGTATTCTATAATGAAGATTTAGACTATACGCCCAGTGCAACAAAATCAAATTTTATAATAGGAGAAACAGTTACATCTGGAAGTACGACTGGTATTCTGGTCGACCATGACAAAGGTGCAGATAAACTTATTATAGGTAAACTACAAACTACAACCGATACTACAACATTTAGTATAGGAGATACAATTACAGGTTCATCTTCTGGTACAACTTGTACAGTCAAACAAAACAGTTTTACAACAGGGGTTGGTGCAAACCTTTTAGCATATGGTAAATCAATTGGAACGATTGGACAACTTAGAGTTATACAGCCAGGAAATCATTTCGATAAATCAAATGGTATTCCAGACTTCAAACATAAGTTTATTTTTGGTAGGGCATCTGCAAATCCAGTAGTTGACACTACACTTACAGGTGATTTTAGTAAAGCAACAGGTACAGTTACATCTGTTAATGGTGATTTAAATTTAATAACTATTACACCTACAACTGGGATGTTTAAAGTAAATGAAACTGTAACTGCATCAGATGGAAAGACATTCCAGATACTAGAAGGTAATCCAGCAACAGTTAGTGGTAAACACAACACTATATCAAGGATAGATGGAAACTATACAAGTGATATAGGTTTCCCATCTGTAACATCACAAAGAATTCAAGACTCAAAATTCTATCAAAATTTCTCTTATGTAATTAAAGTTGGTCAAAGTATTAACAACTATCGTTCAGTAGTACAACAATTATTAAACCCAGCAGGTACAATCTTCTTTGGTGAAGTTGCAATTACAAACAACCTTGATGGTAGTGCAGAAACATATCGTGCTGGTGCAAACGATGCTGGATTTGATGGAGACAGGGTAACAAGGTCATTCGTACCAACATTGTATATTGGTTCTAAGATTGACCCAGCAAAAATTATTTTAGAGGAAGGTACAGTTGCATCTGGAGAAGAAGATGTATTCTATGCAGATGAACAAAATGTAATTCTAGAATCTGGAGAAGGTGTTGCAGTAACAGAAAGATTCCTTTCAGACGATAGATTAAGATTAAATATAACTACAACAGGTATGTCACCTGCTGGTTCAAGAACATTTACGATTGGTGAAACAGTATCACAGAATCAATTTAAAACTTCAAGTGGAGATATTGCAACGATTACAGGTAGAGTTGTAGATAGAGAAAGAGATGGAAGTGGTAATTTACTTGCAGACCCAACTTATATAATCATTGACCAAATAACACCAGACCACACTGCAATCAAACAGTACATATCAGAAGGTGGAAGAGGTGGTATCTGGGGATGGTTCATGGAGACCAGTGGTGATTGGAAAACAGACCAGTCAGATACAGACATAGAATTTGTACATGGTATTGTTGGTGCCTCTTCTGGTAAGAAAGCAATTCTTAATTCTGTAGTAGATAACAATGTTAAAACAGACCAAGGTTCTGGTCAAGCATTTATTGTTGGTGAAGATATTACTGAATCAGATGTTGGATTATACGATAGGATTATTCGTGCAAATGTACAAGTGCATGGACATAAGGTAGAAAAAGAAATAGAGATATATCCTCATTATGCACATCACAGAATATATTATACCACACTTAACAATGCAATTACAATAGGACAAACAATTAAAAACAATGGTGTATTGGGTCGTGTTATGGAACACGATACAGTCAATAAGTTTATTATTGTCTGGTCTGCTTCAGATGAATTTGGTGCAAACATAGGAAGTTTCACTGCAAGTGCAGTAACAAACGAAGCAGGAAATACAACACACTTTACTGCAACTACAGTAGAACTACATCATGTCCACGAAAGAATACTTGATTTCTCTGATGGACATTATACTACAGTTACTACTCCATCTAGACCATCAATATCAGTTGACCCAAATGCACATACTCTTTATAAATCTGAATTCTACGATGGTGAGACAAGACAACATAGAAAGAACATTACAATACTACAAACATTTGCAACTGCAACTGCAAGGTCTGGTAGAACATTATCAGTTGTTCCAGATATTAATGAAGTTGTAAATCAACATGGTAAAAGAGGAAGTGGTGCAACAACTGCTATAGTACAAACAGGTGGACTGGATTGGGGTGAAACAATTAAGAGTGCAAACAGAGATTCTATAATCAATAACCTTGCAACAGGAAATACTAATTACCTAGTTCCATCCGATGCAAAACGAATCAACTCAGTTGCAAATGTTGATGAAGAGTTTATAATTACAGAAGATGGTTTATATCTAATAGAAGAGACAGACCATGGTTTCTTAATGGCAGAACCAGAACCAGAAAGATACAATTCTGTTACTACATCCGATGGTCACTATTATGTTGGTGATTTGTGGACAGTAGACCCAACAGAAGAACTAACATTAGAAACTGGTGATAGACTTGCATTAGAAGATGCAACAGATATAGAAAAGAATGAAAGGTTTGTGACCGAGAGGTCATTTAACTTGGGTTCATACTTTATGAAATCCGAAGTACAAGATACACTTGTATATGAGGATGGTACAAGAATAATCCAAGAGAATGCAATATCATTTGGTGAACCAGTCGAAAGACTAGGCCCTACACTAGGTGACCTTGCAAAAATAGGTTTCTCTCAATCACTTGAGATTGAAGATAGACTTAGATTAGAATCTGGAAATGCAGTTGGAACAACTCCAACTTCAAGTAACGGCTGGGATAAGGGTGATTTAATCCTTATGGAAAATGGTGTTCCACATGGACATTCAGATTACGAAGGTTCAGTTGGTGGAAGGATTCTACATGAAGCACCTTATGAAGGTGTTAAAATTAGTGATATAAGTACTTTATATCCAAATGAAAGTATTAATGATTTACAGGAACACATTGGAAGAAGAATGGTATTAAATTATCCAGCTTCTGTTCAATCTGGTATATAAATACATATAAATACTTAATAGAAAATATTTTTTAAACTTAGAGGAAGGAAAAAATGGCAGCGATTATTACAGAAAAATTCAGACTGCACAACGCAAAGGAATTCAAACAGAGTGCTACCGAAACTGGTAATGCAATGTATATGTTTATTGGAAGACCTACTGCGTGGTCAGATGATAATAGTCCACCTACTCCAGTTGACTCTTTAAACGATGAGTATGATGCATATGCAAATATGACAGCTTTGAAGAAAGTTTCATCAACAGATGTAAGTCATGCCATTATCCGAAGAGACTGGACAAGTGGGACAAAGTATGACGAGTATCGTCATAACTACAAATCAGGCAACACTTCAACCAGTGGTGCTACAACCCTATGGGCATCAACATTTTATGTTGTAACCAGCGATTATAATGTATACAAATGTATATCTAATAATGGTGGTGCAGATTCAACAGTAATGCCTACAGGAACAACAACATCAGTAACCACATTATCTGATGGATATAAATGGAAGTTTATGTATTCCATTTCTGCATCCGATGTTATCAAATTTGTAACATCAGACTTTATACCAGTTAAGACACTTGGTAGACAACTTGCAGTTGAAGGTGATTCTGGAGCATTAGGTGCTCAAGCATCAGACGACAACTCTGCACAATACCATGTAGAAGATGAAGCAGTTGATGGTGCAATTTACCATGTAAGAGTTACAAATGGTGGTTCTTCATATGGTACAAACTCAACAACTAGAACAGTTGCTGTCAGTGGAGATGGTGCAAGTGCAGTAATGACTTTCACAGTTGCATCTGGTGCTATTACAGCAGCATCAATAACTACTGCTGGAACTGGTTATTCAGTTGCAAATATTGACAATGCATTAGTTCAAGCTGCAACAAGTTCATCTGGAACAGGTGCATTATTTGATGTAATCGTCAGTCCTAAGAATGGACATGGTGCAGACCCAGTTGAAGAACTAGGTGGAAACTATGTTATCGTTAACTCAAGACTTGAGTATGCAGAAGGAAGTGGAGACTTCCCAACTGATAACGATTTCAGACAAATAGGTCTTATTGTAAACCCAACCAATATTGGTGGTCATACTTTATCAAGTGCAGTAACACTTAGTGCATTAAATAGATTCACAATGGCAAGTGGTGCTCAAATGCCTAATGTAGATGACTATATTGCAAATGCTGGAACTATCACAACAGGAACTGCTGTTGGAAAAGTCGTATCAGTAGATGCAACAAACAGACATATTTACTACTTACCAGATGTAGATTCAGTTGGAAACTATGGTGCATGGGCAAATTCAAACCCAGTTCATAATGGAACTGCAAGAGGTTCTTTAGGAAGTTCTTTAGGAAACCTTGCATCAAGTGGTGCTGTAAGTGCAGCATACCCAGAAGTCAGAAGAAATTCTGGTGACATCGTGTACTTAGAAAATAGAGGTGCAGTGGCAAGGGCTGCTGACCAGATTGAGGACATCAAACTAATAATTGAAATGTAGGATAACTAACAGTGGCTCAAAAAACAGACCTTAATGTTAGTCCTTATTATGATGACTACGCAGACTCTAAGAATTTTCATAGAGTTCTGTTTAAACCATCAGCTGCAATACAGGCTAGGGAACTAACACAATTACAATCAATACTTCAAAATCAAATTGAGAGGTTTGGTTCTCATATCTTCAAGGAAGGTTCAATCATCCTTGGTGCAAGAACCAACTATGATAATCAATACTTTGGAGTAAGGGTTGAGGATACAAATCCAAATGGTAGTGGGGTACAGGCTACTGAATCTTTTCGTGCTGACTCAATAGGTAAGTTCTATCAAGGAGTAACCTCTGGTGTTGTAGGTAAAGTTGTAAATTCAAGTCAGAAGACAACTACAGACCCACTAACACTACATGTCAAATATCAAAGAACTGGTAATGTTGGTTCTACATTCTATACAGAATTCCAAGATGGTGAAACATTAAACGAAGTAACCCAAGATTCAAATGGTCTTGGTGGGTACTCAACTGCATCATCAAACAATCAATTTAAAGTTTACTCAGTTACAGGTTCTATAAATGTAGGGTCTATGGTTGGAACCGCTGCAAACATATCCGAAGGTATTATATACACAAGAGGAATGTTCGTCAAGGTTCCAGCTCAAACAGTAATCTTAGAAAAATATTCTAACACACCATCTTACAAAGTAGGTCTTGATGTTGCAGAAACACTTACATCCTACACCGAAGATGCATCATTGTTAGATAATGCACAAGGTTCAACAAACGAGAATGCGCCAGGTGCTGATAGATTAACAGTCACATTAACTCTTGCAAAGAAAACAATCAGTTCTACAAACTCAACAGACTTTATAGAATTGATGAGAGTTGCAAATGGTGAAGTAGTTAAGAAACAAGAAATTACAGAATACAACAGACTCCAAGAAACAATGGCAAGAAGAACCTTTGATGAGTCTGGTGATTACACATTACAACCTTTTACTTTAGGATTTAGAGAACATTATAACGACCTATCTAACAATGGTGTTTATACATCTACATCTACTCCTGCTGGAGACACTAGTAAATTTATTGGAGTAGTATCTTCTGGTAAAGCATATGTAAGAGGATACGAAGTAGACAAACAAGTCCCTTCATTTATAACATTTGATAAAGCAAGAACAACACAATCAAAAGATAATGTTGCATCTGCATTTAGAATTGGTAACTTCTTAAAAATTGAGAATGTTTATGGTCAACCAGACATCAGTTCAAGTGGAGATTTAAGTGCATACTCAACAGTAACTTTACAGGACACTGCTGCTGGTAGTGTTTCTGGTAATGGAAGTGCAACAGGAAGTGCAATAGGATATGCAAGAGTAAGAGCATACGAAAACTTTGGTAGAAACGAAGGTAACACTGCTGATGTAGACTCATTACATTTATTCGATGTACAGATGTTTACTAAGTTAACAGTTGCATCAACTTCATTAACAAAAGGACAAAAGATTAAAGGTGCAACCTCTGGTGCAACAGGTGTTGTTGCAGTTACAGTATCGAGTGGAACAACAGTATTATTACATAGTGTTGTGGGAACATTCCAGAGTGGTGAGAACATAGAGAAAATGCAAACTAGTTCTGGTGCAGTAGCAATCAGTGCAGTTAGAACTTACGATGTAGGTAGAATAAGAAGTGTATTCCAAGATAGGGGTGCAAACCAATTCCAAGAATTTGGTGCTGATGTTGTATTAGAAGATAACTTCACTTTAACAGGCAGTGGAACAGTCACAGTAGACAACGATTCTTCTGCTGATGCAATAACAGGTATTGCATCTAAGTTTACAAGTGAACTTATTGAAGGAGATAAATTACTATTAGCTAATGGTGCAACTACTGTCGTTACATTGGTAGACTCAAATACAGATGTTAATGTAACAGATATTGCTGGAACAACTGGTGATGTTATCAGTGGTGCAATCGTAAGACAAAGAGCAAAATTTTATAAACAAGACCAAACAGTTGCAATCTCTGGTTTACCTAATAGTGGTATTAAAGACATATCAATCGAAACAGAGATTGTTCAAAGACAAGAAATTGCAACAGTATCATCAAACAAGTTTACAATAAGTTCAACAGATGGAACTTATGTTGCATTTAGTAAAGATGCATATTCTGTAACTTGTGATAATAATGGTGCTAAATATGCTCTAGCTTCTAGTAACTTAGACATTGATAATTCTTCGAATGCTGGTTCTGTTGAATTTACATTATCTGGTATTGCAGATAATACTAAAGTAAAAGTTATCAGTACAGTTCAAAGAGGTTCAGTAACAGCATCAACAAAAAGTTTAGTTAAAGGTGCAGCTATTGGAGTTGAAACTGCAAACTCAACATCAAACTATGGTAACTCATATCAACACAATGATATTACACTTGGTGTTGCAGATGTATATTCAGTAAGAGGAATTTTTGAGGGTGGTAACGCAATATCATCTGGTGGTGCAGCTGTATCAACAGACCCAATCACACCTTCATTCACATATACTGCTGATGCTGGAAGTAATGCATTATCTACAGAAGGAACAGAAGTTGTAGGTAGTGTTTCAAATGCAAGAGGTATTCTAATTGAGAATGACTCTAACACTTGTTACTTCTATTACAAAAAAGGTTCAGTCAAATTCCAGAATGGAGAAGGGATAACATTTACAGATGGAACTGCAAAAGCAGGAACAATAAGTCAACTATCATCAGGCTCAAAAGAGATTACAGATAACTTCTACTTTGATGATGGTCAAAGAGATGGGTATTATGGAATTGCAAAAATTACTAGAAAGAAAAATGCACCAGCACCTAATGGTAAATTATTAATCGTATTTGATTACTTTACACATAGTGCTGGAAATGTATTTACAGGTGCATCTTATCCTAGTTTGGAACTTGAAGATGTTCCAAATTATGTTGCAGATAGATTTGACCCAAGTGCATCCTTTGATGCAGATGGTGATTTTAATCTTGCAGACTCAATCGACTATAGACCAGTTGCAGCTAGACTACTTACCAATGCACCGAGTTCTGATTTATCGGCTGCACAAAATATTTCTAGTGTTTCAACATTCCCAATGTCATATGATTCAAATGCATTTGAAGGAAATGGTTCAAAGTCTAATGACCTTGCACAAATAGGAACTAACATTACAGTAGACTACGACCATTATCTACCTAGAATAGATAGAGTATTCTTAACATCAATAGGTGATTTTGTAGTGGTTACAGGTGAACCATCAGACAATCCTAAGAAGGGTGCTAAAGTTGATAATGCAATCGAGGTTGCAGAACTATTCATTCCAGCGTACACACCAGATGCTGGTGATGTAGAAACAAAACTAATTCAACATAGAAGATATACCATGAGAGATATTGATGGTATACAAAGAAGACTTACTCAATTAGAAACAGCAGTTTCACTTTCTATGTTAGAAGAGAAAACAGAAACATTACAAGTTTTAGATGATGAAGGGTTTGATAAATTCAAATCTGGATTCGTAGTTGATGCATTTAAAGGTCATGGAGTTGGAGATGTATTCCATCCAGACTATGGTATTGCAGTAGACCAAGGAGAAGGTATTGCAAGACCATCTCACAGAACAAATTATTTTGACCTAGAATACAACAGTGGTGTATCATCTAATATTACAAAGAGTGGAGATTTAATATCTCTACCATTTACAGAGACAGAATACTTAAGTGCTAATAAAGCATCTCAACAAGTTAATGTCAACCCATACGATGTTGCAAACTTTGTAGGGAGAATGGAACTAAGTCCAGACAAGGATGTCTGGCATGACATGGAACAACTACCAAGTATTACAAGTAACAATGAAGGAAACTTTGATGCAGTACTTGCTGGAGTTACTTTAGGGACAGTATGGAATGACTGGCAACAATCATGGGCTGGAACACCAGTAGTCACAACAACAAGTGATACAGTTACAAGAGGTATGATGCGTGGTGATGAACCAGAAGAGTTTGAAGTAGTTAGGGGTGGTAGAAGAATACCAATTGGAAGAAGAGGTCTTCGAGGAAGAGGAAGAGGAAGAACAGGAATTCAAACTACAGTTACAAGAACTATACCTACAAGAGAAAGAAGAACAGGTATCGTAACTAGTGTTGTAGAAGATATTACAACTACAAGAAACGATAGAGTGGTTGGTGTATCTGCTGTCAACTTCATGAGAACAATTGATATCACCATGAATGGTGAATTACTAAAACCGAATACTGCATTGAATGTGTTCTTTGATAACATCAATGTCAATGCACATTGTACTCCAGCATCTGCAACTTATGGTGTAGGTGGTGCAACTGCAAAAGGAACACAACTAGTCACAGACAACCAAGGTAAGTTAACTGCAACATTTACAGTACCAAACGATGATACATTAAGATTTGAAACTGGTATTAGAACTCTTAAAGTTACCGACACTGTAGCAGTAGATGATGCATTATCAACTACTTCTGCATTTACAAACTTCATGGCAAATGGTTCATTAACATCTACACAAACAGAAGTTATAAACACAAGAAATGGTAGAACAGTTACAGAATCAATTAATGCATCAAGAGAAGGACAACTTGTTTCTAGTAATACTACAACAAGATGGATAGACCCACTTGCACAATCATTCTTGGTAGAACAAGAAGAAGGTGTATTTATTAGTTCAGTAGAAGTTTACTTTAGTGCAAAAGATGGTGGTGGATTACCAGTCACATGTTCAATAAGACAAATGTTGAATGGTTCACCTACACAGAAAATTATGCCATTTGCAGAGAAGACATTATATCCAAGTGAGATATCAGTCAGTGCAAATGCGAGTACAGCAACCAAGTTTACATTCCCAGCACCAGTTTATTTGAACCCAAATACAGAATATTGTTTTGTACTTGAATCAAATTCAAATGCATTCTTAACATGGGTTGGTCAGATGGGAGACTTTGATATATTAACAAATGAACCTATTGATGAACAACCATACGCTGGTGTATTATTCAAGTCTCAAAACAGTTCGACTTGGACACCAGAACAAATGCAAGACTTGAAATTTAACATCAACAGATGTAAGTTCCAAACTTCTGGTAAAGCAGTTTTAGAAAATACTGTTATAAACAGTAAGTTATTAAAGAACAATCCAATAGAAACTATTTCTACAGATAGAGATAGAATTAAAGTTCATCATCAATCACATGGTATGTATGATACTGATTCTAATGTAACAATCTCTGGTGTTGAAGGAGATAAGGACAATGGTATCTTATCAGTAACTACAAGTGCTGGAACTGGTGGTGTTGTTAATACATACAATGGCGTGACTGGAACAGGAGCTGGAGATGCAACTTTCGATATCAAACTTGATACAACTACAAGTATTGAGTGGATTAAGATTAACAACCCAGGCTATAACTTTGCAGTAGGTAATACAATTACGATTCCAAGAAGTGCAGTTGGTGGAACTGGTGCAACAACATTCTTAACAATAACAGTTGCATCTGTAGATGATACTTTAGGTGGAATACCAATTAGTAAGATTAACACAACACATGGAGATGGAAACTTTAAATCATATGATATGGATTCATATGAGATTGATGTAACTTTAGGTGACCATCTTGGTTCAACAGAATCAACAAGAGCAGGTGGAAGTTCAGTTATTGCATCTGAAAATATGTACTACGATGTGATTCATACTTTAGTACCAAACATCATTTATCCTAAAACTTCATTGTCATCACAATTCTTTAAAACAAGTACAGGTGGTGTAAATGCAAATTCTGGTGGAAACAGTTATACTAGAAATACTGCAAGTCAAAATATTGTCTTGAACGATAATAACTTTATGGTTACATCTGGTATCGTTGCATCACAAATCAACGAAACGAATGAGATGGCATCTGCAAAATCATTTAGAATAGAACTTGACTTAATATCTGAATCTGATTTCGTATCACCAGTTGTTGATGTTGCATCTATAGGTGCAAACACAATCATGAATAGAATTAACCATGTTACTACAACTAGTGATATTGCAACTAATACATCTTTAGTTGCTGGAACAGAACCAGATGGAGATAACAATGCATCCATCTATTGTACAAGATTAGTACAGTTAGAGAACCCAGCAACACAATTAAAAGTTATCTTTGATGGATTCAGAGCAGCTGGTACTGCTGATGGTGAGATTAAAACATATTACAAATTATTAAAATCAGATAGTACATTACCAGTAGAAGAATTGGGATGGACTGAGTTTGGAACAGATAATGTTCCAGATGCAGATTCAAGTAAATTTAGGTCATACGAATATGATGCAACTAACCTAGAAGACTTTGTAGGATTCTCGGTTAAGGTTGTAATGAAGAGTAAAGACACAACCATGCCTTGTGCTATAAAGGCATTTAGAGGATTGGCACTTGCATAAGAAAGTAAAAGGACATGACCATCTTGTTAAAGATGAATTTAGTAAAGCAGTTATAAATACTGATACTGATGGTTATGCATTGTATAAAAAAAGACAAATACTTATGCAAACAAAGAATAACGAAATACAAGAAATTAAAAACGAAATGTCAGAATTAAAACTAATGATGACTAAAGTATTGGAAAGAATATAATGGCAAAGAATGTTAGTAACAACGAAACCTTAGAAGTATTAAGAACTTCCTATAACGACCTCGTAGATGAGGTTGGTGGATTAGGTACACTTAGAACAAGTCAAAAAGGTTCTATCGTAGATGCAGTCAATAGTATTGTTGACCAGTATTTCTTTTTCCAAGAGTTTGAATATGATGGTTCAGATGGTGCAAGTTCAAATAAAATATTCAGTGGTGCAGACAACTTTGGTGAATCATTAAACTATTCTGTTAATAGACTACTAGTATTTAAAAATGGTACATTATTAAGAAGTGGTACAGATTATTCTGCAACGAATGGTACAAGTATAACATTACAAACATCCGCTGGAAATACAGACATTATAAGAATAGTATCCTTTACTGGTTCATACGAAGGGGTTGCTGGTGCAACTCAAGCTAGTACAACACAATGGACTAAGACTGGTGCTGGTTCTATTTACAATCATGACACCACAGGTGGTGTTGTAATCAATGCAGATGAAATTGGAGTTGTTACTGCACCATCATCTGGAATTGGAATACAACTTGAAGCAGATGGTGATGACATTTTATTAAATGTTGGTGGTGCTTCAAACAAGGTTGATGTTAATGGTAATTTAAGTTTAAGAAGTGGAATGAAACTTCAAAAGGCAGGTGGTGATATTGCTATAGGTGATATTCAAGGATTACAGGCTGCAGTTAGAGGAGCTTTAAGTGCAAGTGGAGATATCTCATATAATAATTCAACAGGTGTAATATCATTTACAGCTGCTACTGCACCAGTGACAAGTGTTGCTGGTAAAACAGGTGCAGTCACACTTGCAGAGGCAGATGTTTCATTTACAGGTGGTAGTTTACAAGAAAGAGTACAGGACATTATAGGTGGATGGGTAAGTGGTTCTGGTTCAACTACAGTAACATATGATGATACAGCGAATACATTAGTAGTATCATCAACAGGTAAAACTACAGAAGAGATTCAAGACATTGCTGGTGCAATGTTCTCAAGTAATACTGAAACTGGTATTACTGCAACATACGAAGATGGAGATGGCACTATTGATTTAGTAATTGCAGATGCATCTACATCTGCAAAAGGTATAGCAAGTTTTGACAGTGGTGATTTTGATGTATCCAGTGGTGCAGTTTCACTTGATGCAACACAAACTATTCCAACACAATCTAGTCAGAGTGGTAAATACTTAACAACTAATGGTAGTGCATTAAGTTGGGGAACAGTTACACAAACAGATACAACTTATTCACAAGCATTTGTAGATAGTTCTGCCGATGCAATTCTTAGATTAACTGCTGGTGGTTCTGGGTCTGGAAACGATGACCTTAAATTTGTAGCAGGAAGTAATATAACTTTAACACCAAGTGGTGATAACTTAACTATTTCATCAACAGATACTAACACACAATTAACAACAGAACAGGTTGAAGACATTGTGGGTGATATGGTAAGTGGTGGAACTGAAACTAGAATTGGTGTTACTTATGATGATGTAAATGGAAGATTAAACTTTGTTGTAGATGATATGACTGCAAATACAACTTATGCAGAAGCAACATCATCTGCATTAGGTCTTATTAAAATAGGTTTTACAGAAAGTGGTAAAAACTATCCAGTAGAATTGTCTAGTGGTAAAGCGTATGTTAATGTTCCATGGACAGATACAAATACAGATACCAACACTACGAACTGGAACTTTAATGCAAATGGTGGTACAAACGAAAACATATCTGCTGGGGAAACATTAAGATTTAATGGTGGTGGTGCAACTACTGTATCAAGAAGTGGTAATACTCTTACAATTAGTTCAACAGATACCAATACTGATACCAACACTACATATTCAACTGCAACAGCATCTACATTAGGTCTTGTTAAAATTGGATTCACAGAAAGTGGTAAAAACTACCCAGTTGAATTATCAAGTGGTCAGATGTATGTCAATGTTCCATGGTCAGATACAAATACAGACACTAACACAACATATAGTGCTGGTACAGGTATGTCATTGTCTGGAACTACATTCTCTATTGGTCAAGCAGTTGCAACTAGTTCTACAGTAACATTTGGAGAAGTTAGGTCAACAGGTAATGTTACAGCATATTACTCAGATGATAGATTAAAAACAAGATTAGGTAGTATAAAGAATCCAGTAGATAAAGTATGTGCATTAAATGGATTCTACTTCAAACAGAATGAAAAGGGTAATGAAATTACTCCACAATATGCAGACCAACTACAAGTTGGTGTATCTGCACAAGAAATTAAATCAGTTCTTCCAGAAGTTGTAGTTGAAAATGCAATTGAAGGTCAATACGATAGTGTCCACTATGATAAAGTAGTCCCTCTACTTATTGAAGCAATCAAAGAACTTAAATCAGAAATAGAATCTTTAAAGTCTTAAATCGTATAAATACTACTTAGATAACATCAAAAGGTAGTTTTTTTATGGCGAGTATAAGTAATTTATTTGTAGACCAAGGGAGTGATTTTACTATCACTTTGTCCCTTACTGATTCTGTAGATAACGCACTTAACTTAACAGGTGCAACTTTTTTGGGACAAATCCGAAAGTCTCATGGAAGTAATACAGTTAAAGGCACATTTACGACATCCAATGATGGAACAGGTGGGAATCTAACAGTAAAACTCACTGATGTTCAAACAGCAGCACTTGATAGTGGAAGATATGTTTATGATATTATCCAAACTGCCAGTGATGGAATAAAAACAAGATTGATTGAAGGGCAGTTAATTGTGACCCCAAGTGTAAGTAGGAGTTAAAAATGTCGACCATTAAGGTTCAAGTTGCTAATCCTACTAATAAACAGGTAAAACAAGTTACTGTTGGTAAGATGGATGCATCTACTGTGGCAATGAACGATTTGTCAAATGTAGATACCACTACTGTTACACTGCAAAGTGGAACTACCCTTATATATGATGCAAGTACAGGTAAGTTTGAAGCTGCCAACACTATAGATGGTGGGACTTACTAAAAGGATTATATTAGGAGAGATATATGTCAACAGTAATTCAGATTAAAAGAAGCACAGGTGTTTCTGCCCCTACTACATCTGAACTGGCTCAAGGTGAATTAGCATATTCAATGGATGCATCCAATAGTGGTGCTGGTGCAATTTTATATGTAGAGTCCCAGAACAGTGGTGGTAGTGCAGTAATACAAAAATTAGGTGGTAAATATTATACAGATATTCTAGATGGTTCAACACCAACACCAGCAGATTTCAAAGTAGGGAATGGAAACTCAACTGGTGGTAGTTTAAAACTATACGAAGATTCTGATAATGGAACAAACTTTACCGCTATTAAAGCTGCAAACACTATTGCATCAGATGTAACATACACACTTCCAAGTGCAGATGGTACAAATGGTCAATTCCTTAAAACAGATGGTTCTGGAGCGTTAAGTTTCGGAACAGTAACAAGTTCATTATCATTAGCTGCAGACAGTGGTTCTAATGATACATTCAATACTGGTGAAACATTAACCTTTACAGGTGGTGAAGGTATTGATACAACAGTAAGTAATAATGCAATTACTATTGCTGGTGAAGATGCAAGTACATCCAATAAGGGTGTTGCATCATTTAACAGTTCACA